TTTGGAAAATGGAACATGAAAAAATTGTTGGTAGAGCCAAACAAAAAGGAATTGATGAAGCCTATAAGAGCATGAGTACAAAGGCTGCAGGTTCAGCAGAAAAAGGCGTTTCTTCAGGTAAGAGCGTTGAAGAAGGCGAAATTAAAAATGTTGATGATGCAGTTAAAAAAGCAATGAAAGAACACGGAGTTACGAGCTTATCTGAGCTCAGGTAGTAAAGACTAAGTCGTAATAATCCGAAACTTTAGCCAATTAAATATTTTAGGAGGATTATTATGGCACTTACATATTCGGATATAACAGCTACCACGCTGAAACATTATGAAAAAAAGTTAACAGATAATATTTTCAAAGCTTATCCCCTGGTAGAAAGGCTTGTTTACAAAAATCAGGTAAAGTTTCAGTCTGGTGAAAAAATCTTTATTCCGCTGGAATACGGTACAAACTCAACTGTAGCATTTATAGCCAAGAATGGAACTATCTCAACTGATCCGCAGTTAATAATTACAGCAGCAGAGGACAGCTGGAGAATACTTGCAGGAACAGTACTTTTCAACGATCTTGATAATGTACTAAATCGTGGCGAAGCACAGATTGTTGACCTTATGAAGTCTAAGGTTACAAACCTTGAAAAATCAATGAAGAAAAAACTTGCCGAGCAGCTTCATACCGCACAGTCAGGGGACGCAATAAATGGAATACCTGATTTGGTATCTACAAGCTCAACTCTTCATGGAATAGCTGTTGCAGATTTTTCAGGCTGGATTGCAGGATACGCTAACAACACTTCAGAGCCTCTTTCCACAATTGATATGGCCACAGCATATAATACTGTTGGAGACGGAGCAGAGCAAGTAGATTTAATTCTTGCTTCACAGACTCTATACGAGAAATATGAGTCTCTTGTTGCACCACAACTGAGATTTACTGACTCAAGAACTGCTGATGCAAAATTTACAAACTTAAGATACGGAGCAGCTGTATGTGTTCTTGACAAGGACTGCGCATCAGATAGAATGTACTTTTTTGTAACAGATTATCTGTGGTTGTGTTTTGTAACAGATAGACAGTTCCATACATTTCCAGCAGTTCAGGCAGCCAATCAGCTAAATGATGTTGTTAAAGTTGTTTGTTATCTTAACTTAATGACTTCTAACAGGAGAAGATTGGGTATGCTTGACGGAAGGACAGCATAATAACATTTAAAAGGGAATAGGTATTCTTATCTGTTCCCTTGAATTTTTAGGAGGATTTAAAATGACAGAATATGGATTAAAACAGACTTTCGCCACAACGTTGGCTGCAAATGATGCTACCCAGCAGGAAAGTGCTTTAGGACTTATCCGTTTTGATGGCAACAAGACTTACAGATATGTATATGTTGTTGATAAGGCTGTAACTGAAGGAGATTCAGTTTGCCAAGCATCAAGCGCTGATGGCGTAGTTAGTGCTGACAGGTCTGGTGGTAGCCAGGTTGCATTATGCGTCAGAGGTGTAGCAATAGGTGCAATTTCAAGTGGTTACTATGGCTGGATTCAGATAAAGGGAGTATGCACTGTTCAGTGTGATGGCGCAGTTGTAACTGGTGATGGTCTTGTGCCTCATGCCTCAAATGATGGTCATGCTGACACTGTAAATGCAGCCAGCGATGCAGCAAACACTGAATATCAGATATTCGGCTTTGCACTTACACAGGACGCAGGCGCAAGCGATGGCGATACTGCTACAGCATTTATAAACTGTGCTTAAGGAGTTATTTTGATAGATATCTGCGTTGTATGTCACAACGAGATTAACTGGATGCGTATATTTTGTGATTATCTTTTTTCAAATACGAAAAATTTTAAACTCTATGTGTCGGATTCAGGCTCATCTGACAATACTATCGGATATCTATCAAAACTAAAAGAAAAGTATCCTGATATAGTAAACTGGCGACACACTGAAGAAAACAGCGGCTGGACAAAAGGAATTAACTGGGGCATATCTCAGGGACATTCTGAATTTGTTCTAATTGCAAATTGCGATATAGTCTTGCCTTACCAGTGGTTTGAGAAAATGTCTGCTCACTTTACAGATGGTGTTGGAGCAATAGGACCGATATCTGACTTTGCATCAGGACGCCAGAACTTAAACTACAGCTACAAGCAGCAAGAAGATAATGTAGAACTTTTAATAGGCTTCTGCATTCTTACGAAAAGGGAAATTTTGGATAAGGTTGGTGGTTTTGATGAGGACTATATCTATGACCATGATGATTATGATTTCTCTTATCGCATAAGGAAAGCAGGTTATCGTCTTGTTATTGCAAGAGATGTTTTTGTAAAGCATTTCGGTTGTAACAGCAAAAGTGGTTTTTATGCTGAAAATAAACTTGTTGAAAAGGGCAGAGAACTTTTTATCTCAAAACATGGGAATGATGCCTATAACAAAACAGCAATAATAAAGCCGACTGTTGTTATAGCAATTCCTTTTTTCGGCGATGTTGATGTTGAATTTTTAAGCTCTCTTACAAGCCTTGATAAACCTGGTGGCAGGGGTGCAATTGTCTATGCCAAGACAATAAGGACTTTAATAATTCCTGCAAGGAATTTACTTGCCCAGTCTGCGCTTGATTATGATAGCCAGTTTTTGCTTTTTATTGACAGCGATATGGTTTTTGGCAGTGAATCACTAATGCGTCTTCTTACAAGGGCAGCAGATAAAAATGTATCAATAGTCGGTGCTATTTCATACAAAAGAAAAACTCCTTATGAGGCCTGCATAGTAAGAAGGATAGGTAGTAAGTGGAGATACTGTGATTCAAGCGGTCCGCCAGGAATGTATGAAGTAGATGGTATTGGAATGGCATTTACTCTTATTAAGACTCAGGTTTTTAAGGACTTAGAAAAGCCTTACTTTTACGCAAACAGGAGCGGACTTAGAGAGGACCTAAATTTTTGCTGGAATGCAAAGAAAGCTGGACATCGTATTTTTGTGGATACTTCAGTTCAGGTAGGTCATCTTGGGGAAAGGATTGTAATAGACCATCAATTAAAATTTTTAAATGAAAAAATAAAACAGGGTACTTTAGTTATTTAGGAGGTTAGAAAATGGCAGCTAATCAGGTTACTACACAGACGGATAATATTTCTATCGGTGATTTAAAGCTTGTTATAGGCACTTACGCAAATGCTTCGGGAAGCACTGGTGGAACTATTTATACGGGACTAAAAGAAATTTTTTACTTTGAAATGAGCAACGAAACCAGCCAGGCGACAGAAATGAATAAAACTGCTATCTCTGGAGGAGTAGTTACAGTTACTGCTACAGATAATGAGGACGGACATTGGCTGGCTATAGGAGCGTAGAGGAGGTTTTAAATGGCTTTTAGCTATGAAACTAAAAAAGTATCGGTAATAGGCAATCTAAGGCTTGTTATAGGTAGTTATACTAATGGAGCAAGCGATACTGGCGGGGCTATAAAAACAGGACTTAACGAGATTAAGTATTTCAATGCAAATACTGAAGTAAGCCAGTCAACCACTGCAAACCTTGTAGCCTTGTCAGGCGGTACAGCAACTATAACTACTGTAGCTAATGAAGATGGTCACTGGATTGCAATAGGTGTATAGGAGGTTTAAATGGCATTTGATTATACAAGGAAAAAAATGTCAGTTATAGGAGATTTGCGACTCGCTGCAGGAACTTATACTAATGGTACTAATGACACTGGGGGAGAAATAGTTACAGGATTGTCTGAAATATTATACTTTAATACCGACTATGAAAACAGCGCATCAACAGCAACCACCCTTGTGTCAATTTCAGGTGGCGCAGCTACTATAACAACAGTTAAAAATGAAGATGGCAGATGGTTAGCCATCGGACTTTAGGAGGCGGTTATGAACGCACAGGGAAAATCTAAGGTTGTTTCTGCATCTACCACAATAACAAGCAAAGCAGCTCGTATTCTTGGAGTAGAGATAAAAGCTGGAACTGATAGTGCTTCTGTAAAACTTCTTGACGGTGGGGCTTCAGGGACACAAAAAACAGCAACACTTCCTGTAGGAACTGGGCTTTATGACAATGTTTATTATCCAGATGGTATCCAGTGTTCTACGGACATTTATGCAACCATAACGGGAACAGCTCCAGAGGTTGCAGTAATATTTGAGGATTAAAAATGGCTTATGATAACTATGGAAATCTTAA